GCAATTCGGCACCTACGCCTACGTCGTGGTCGCCGGAGCAGGTGGCGGCGGCGGCTCGGGACGCAAGTCGGTGGCCGGCACGGCCGCGTTCGGCGGCGGTGGCGGAGCCTCCGGCGCGGTGACGCGGCGCTGGGTCAGCCTCGACGAGCTCCGCAAGCAGTACGGGACGCGCGTCCCCGTCGTCGTCGGAGCCGGTGGCGCCGGTGGCGCGGCACAGTCGACCAACTCGACGAGCGGCAACTCCGGCGGTACCGGCGGGACGTCGTCGTTCGGGTTGTCGACGCTGGGGATCTTCATGAACGCCGGAGGTGGCGGCGCCGGAGGTGGCGGGACCACCGGTACCGGTGTCGCCGGCACGGCCGGAGGCAACGGCGACCAGGGCGGGGCGAACGGCGGCGCCGGGCAGTCGGGCGCCGGCTCGATCGGCTCGCCGGTGTCGGCCAGCCCGGCGATCGCCACCGGTGGTGGCGGTGGCGGTGGTCTGGCGGCGGCCCACGCCGTGGCCAACGGCGGCAACGGCGGACTGCGCTACGGCGGCACGGCGATCACCCTCGGCGGCGTCGGTTCCGGCGCCAGCGGCCAGGACGGCACCAGCTCGGGCAGCGACTGCATCTCCACCGGCGGCGGCGGCGGGGCCTCGACGCTGTCGGCCGGTGTCGCCGGCTCGGGCGGCAAGGGCGGGTTCCCGGCCGGTGGCGGCGGTGGCGGCGGGGCAGCGGAGGACACGACCTCGACGGCTTCGGGTGCTGGCGGCGACGGCGGCAACGGAGCGATCTTCATCACCGTCTGGCCGTAACGATGGACATCTACGGTTTGGTCTCCGGCCTCCCGCAGGCACTGCCGACGTTCACCGCGCTGGTGCCGACCGATCAGTTCTGGGAGATCCCGCAGAACGCCACCGTTGCTTCGGTGACGGTGATCGGCGCCGGAGCCGGTGGATCGTCCGGGCGCAAATCGGCAGCCGGGGTCGGCGCCTCCGGCGGTGCCTCGGGTGGCTGCGGAGCGGTCACGCGGCGCCTGATCGACCTGGTCGAGCTGCGCAAGCAGTACGGCACCCGCGTCCCGGTCATCGTCGGTGCTGGCGGGCCCGGCGGGGCAGCGCAAGCCACCAACTCGACCAATGGCAACGCCGGCACCAACGGCGGGGGGAGCCAGTTCGGTGATTCGACCAAGGGCATCTTCCTGCTCGCCGCCGGCGGCAGCGGCGGCGGGGTGGCCGGGACCGGCAACAGCAGTCTCGGCGCGGGCGGCGCCAGCGGTGACGTCGTCGGAGTGGCCGGGGTCAGCGGTACCACCGGCACCAGCAACAACGGCAACGGCAACACCGCCAACACCACCGGGCAGTGCGCGTCGGGCAGTGGTGGTGGGGCAGGGATGGCCGCCGCCCACGCCGCCCAGGCCGGCGGTGACGGCGGGCCGCGTAACGGCCAGGCCAGCGGGATCGTCGGCGGCGCCGGGTCGACGCGCGGCACCGACGGGATCAGCTCCTCCTCCGACCTGATGGCCGCCGGGGCCAGTGGCGGCGGCTCGTCGCTGACGGTCAACGGCGGCGACGGCGGCAACGGCCCCTATCCCGGTGGCGGCGGAGCCGGTGGCGGCGCGGCGGAGGACTCGATCGGCAACTCCGGCGCCGGCGGCAACGGCGCCGACGGGGTCATCTTCATCACGGTGTGGTTCTGATGGGCGTCGAAGTAGAGATCACCGACGAGTTCGGCGGCTACCCGTGGTCGGTGTACCCGAAGGGTTACATCGTCGCCGCCTCGTCGCTCGGACCGTTGATCCTGACCACGTCGACCTCGAGCAGCGACATCAGCGTCTTCGCCCGCTGCGACGTCGCCGTCGCCGAGGTCGCGGTGGTGACCACCGACTTCAACATCAACGTCACGGCGCGCTGCACCGTCGCCGTCTCACCGACCGCTGCCGTCAGCCATGAGCTGACCGCGATCGCCACCGAGCACGTCGCTGTCGCCGAGACCGCCACGGTCACCCACGGCGCCACCGTTGTCGGCACCGAACACGTCGCCGTCGCCGAGACCTCGACCGTCGCCCACGGCGTGACCACGATCGCCACCGAGTCGGTCGCGGTCAACGAGACAGCCGTCGTCGCCCACGGTGTCACCACTGTCGCCGCCGAGCACGTCGCCGTCAACGAGACAGCGGCGGTCACCCACGGGGTGACCACGGAGGCGACGGAGTCGGTGGCCGTTGCAGCGGGCGGAACAACGACCACCGACAGGACTGCAGTCGCCTCCGAGACCGTAGCAGTCTCGTCGATGGCGGCGGTCACGATCACGGCCTCCTCGACCGACATCGACGTCTTCGCCCGCTGCGATGTCGCCGTGGCGAATAACGCAGTCGTCACGCGTGATTCACCCTGTTTCGCGACCGAATCGGTCGCAATCGGCCCGAATGCCGTCTGCACCCGTGACCAATCGTTCGCCGCCTCGGAGTCGATCGCCGTCAGCCCCACAGCGATCTCGAGCCACGAGGTGTCCGCACTGGCGTCCGAGCACGTCGCCGTCAACCCGACCGCCGTGGTCACCACGGCCGGGTCAATCGAAATCTCGGTGTTCGCCCGCTGCACCGGCGCCGTCGGCACGAGATGCTCGCGTGGCTCCAACCGCCGGCGCGGCCAGGGCATCATCAAGGGCCAGCCGCACCGCCACCGCCCCGACGGCGTGGTCCGCATCGGCTACCCCGAAGCCATCGAGGCGCTGATCGAGCCGATCGTCGAATCCGACCCGGAGCCGCGCACGGTGACCATGCACCGCGACACCGAATCGGAGATCCTGCTCCTGCTGCTCTAGCCGAAGTACCATTCGCGCATGGCATCCAAGACCGCAGCAAAGAAGGCAGCCCCCGCGAAGAAGGCAGCCCCAGTCGCCAAGAAGGCCGCACCGCGCAAGCGGGCCGCCACCAAGGCCGCCGCGCCGGCGCCCGATGTGGTCCCCGTCGGCGAGCCCGACCCGGCCGCCGACCCCAACGTCGTGCCCAGCTACGGGATCACCCACGAGGAACAGGGTTTCGCCGTCGGCCCGAAGGAGCAGGCCAAGGCCGAGCGCGAGGAGCCAAAGGACAACACCGTCGTCGGCGGCGTCACCTACCCCGAGCACGTCCCCGGGCTGTCCACGTTCGGCTTCGACGGCGTGCACGTCGACGGCAAGGTCCTCGACCGCCCGACGCTCGAGGCCGCGCTCGCTCACCAAGACGAAGTCCGGGCCTCCACCACCGAGTGAGGCAATCCCCGTCCCCCGCGTGGGCGACTGCTACCGTTTGATCACCTTTCAAGGAGGAGTCAATGGCCACAACTGGCGTCAACAGCTTGACGGATGTCGCGGGCGCCGCAGCAGCCGTTTACACGCTCACCGGCAAGAACAAGCAATTTGCCGTGCAGAACAACCACGCGACACAAGCACTGACCGTGCGAGTGTTCACCGCCAACACGTCTGCCAACGCAGCCGCCGCAGCCGCCGCCACCCCGGCGGTCATCGGCGCCTCCGAAACGCTGTTCGTCGGTGCTGGCAAGCGCCTCGTGGTGCTCAAGAGCGCACGCAGCGTCTACTGCTCGATGTCGATCATCGCCTCGGGTGCCAGCACCCCGCTGGAGATCGAGGGCACCATCTTCAAGGACGGCCAGTAAGTCATCAGTGCCCGGTGAGTAATTGCCTCGGGGGCCCGTATCACCCGATCGGGTCCCCGAGCAATGCAACACTTGCGTGATGGCGAAATTGATGGCGGACAGGCGTCATGAGGTCACTCAGCGACGCAAAGAGGTACTGCTCCATCTGATCGAGCAGGGGATGAGCGTCCTCGAGGCCCTTCCCGACCCCCGAGTGGGCGTGTCGTACTCCGCCTACCGCAAGTGGAAGCAGACCGACAAGGCCTGGGCGGCCAAGGTCAACATCGCCAGGGCAACCTCGGAACGGATCGTCGCCCACTCCGAAATGAGCTCGGCGCAATTCGCGCTACGGTACTTCGGCCGGGTCCGGGCTCCGTTCCAGCAGCAATGGATCGACGCAGTGGAGAACCTGCGACCCGGCAACATCCTCATGGCCCTGTGGCCGCCCGAGCACGGCAAGACCACGACGTTCGAGGACTACGCCACCGAGAAGATCTGCCGGGTGCCGGAGTGGCGCAACACCACCGCCTCGGAAGCCGACACGATCTCCAAGCGCATCGTCTCCCGTGTCCGCAACCGCCTCGAGGTCAATGGCCCCTTCCCGCTGCTCGTCAAGGAGTGGGGCCCGTTCCGCTCCGACGCCGGCGCGTCGCGCGAGAACATGTACCGCCAGCCGTGGAACAACGCCCACTTCCGGGTGATGAAGAAGCAGGCCTCCGACGAGCGCGACCACTCGATGCTGGCCATCGGCTGGAACTCGAGCACGGTCTCGATCCGCACCGACCACCTCCACGTCGACGACATCCAGTCGCTCAAGACTCTCGGGCGCACCGACACCCAGCTGGAGTGGTTCCGCCAGGACGCCCTGTCCCGCCCCGGCGAGACCGGGGTGACCTCGATCGCCGGCACGCGCGTCGGCGACAACGACTTCTACGAAGCGCTCCTCGAGGACGAGGAGCTCGAGGGGATCTTGGAGGTCATCAAGTTCCCGGCGATCATCTACGGGCCCGACGGCTCGGAGCGTCCGCTGTGGCCGGAGATGTTCACCCTCGACGGGCTGGACCGCATCCGCCGCAAGGTGAAGGACGACGCCTTCGACCGCAACTACATGATGAGCCCGGGAGCCTCCAAGACCAAGCGGACCTTCTCCGACGAGGGCAAGGCCCGGGCCCTGAGCCGCGTCCACAAGCTCAACGAGTGGCAGTTCAACTCGCAGCTCAAGCCGCCGGTGTACCTGTCGCTCGACCCCGGCCTCGACCCCGGCAAGTGCAACCTCGACGTGTGGCTGCCCTCGGCGGAGACGATGCGCCTGGTCGGCTCGTGGGAGTCCGACCGGCTGTTGCGCAACGAGGAGATCATGGAGATGATCTCCACCGCCCTGCAGCTGCTGACCCCGCACTACAAGCCGACGGTGCTGACCATCGAGGCCGCCAACTTCCAGCGCGGCCTGGCCCGCGACGATCGCCTCAAGGCCTTGAAGGACCGCTATGGGTTCCGCATCCGTGAGCACAACACCAACGACAACAAGTACGACGCCAACATCGGTATCGCCTCGATGGCCGGCGACTGGGAAGCCGGCAAGATCATCCTGCCGTACTTCGACGAGAAGAAGACACGGGTGCCGATCGACGAGCTGTGCCGCCAGTTGAAGGCGTGGAAGCCGTTGGTGCGTGGTTCCAAGTTGCGCCAGGACCGCGTCATGACCATGTGGTTCGCGTGGATCGTGTGGCAGGAACAGAAGGGCCGCCTGGTGGATAAGCCCCAGTCATGGCGTCGTCAGGGCGTACCATACGAAGCACTGAGGGCGCAACCAATCATCCCGATCGGAGCCAAATTGTGACCTATTCTTGGGCCCAGATCGTCGAAGCGGTGCGCCTCATGCAAGCCGACCAAGGCGTCCTGTTCCAGCGGATGCGCGACATCCTCGTTCGCTACGAGGGCGAGTGGGTGATGCCGATGATCGACATCGCCAACGAGCCGAAGATGCCGCAGCTGACCCCGGCGCTGATCGGCGAGGCCATCGACCAGATCGCCCTGCGCGCCGCCTCGACGACCCCGACGGTGTTCTCGCCGCCGATCGAGTACAACAAGGACAAGGGCAAGCGCTCGCGCGAGTACGGCTCGATCCGCGCCAACATCATCAACGCCACCTACGACGCCTCGAGGTGGCAGCTCGGCCGGCGCCGCTACTACCGCCACATGACCGCCTACCACACCGCAGCGATCGTCGTCGTCCCCGACGAGAAGTCGAAGATCCCGCGCATCGAGGTCCGCGATCCGCTGTCGAGCTACATCGAGCCGATGGCCAACGAGAGCCTGCGCGACCCCAACTATGGAGCGTTCGTCAACCGCTACTCAGGGCAGTTCCTGCGCAACCTGTTCCCGGCCGTGCGCTCGGAGAA